GATGCAAGAAATCAATCTAGCTGAAAAGACTTGCTTATGGGAATTATAGGTTGCAACCTTTATAATGTAGTAATACCTGCTATAAACTACTAATCTCGCTAGACAAATCTACCCTTTTTACTTGACACTCCCAAAAAAATTTGATATATTGAACTCATAGTCAGCGAGAGTTGGCTATCCTTTTTTGTATGCCCATTGGTCTTCGTAGATCGCAAGATATAGGCGTAGTAAGATACGTTAGGATAATTCTGGTTGAGACCTGCCAGAAGCTACAATCAAGGGGGGTGGGTAGCTAGTCAGGAATAATCTCGAGTGATGCTTTCTCACCCCGAATATTAATCAACAAGGAGAAACTATGCACATATATGCAGACGTAAAGATAGGCAAAGTTTCTGATCATCTATACACATTGCTAACCCTAACTAAAGCTAAAAAGTTTAGAGCAGGGTTTATGAAAAAAGATGGCTCGTATAGGGTTGGAAGTTTTGATCTAAAAAATCGTGAGACATGGAAGCAACAAGATGGCACTATGTATAAACGAAAAGGTAAAGCAAGAACTACTGATCCAGATGAGTATATTCTTGCACATGACTTAGCAAAGAAACAACCTAGAAACATTTCTGTTAGTAGATTAAAGTGGTTTAGTGTAGGCAAAAAAGTCTACAAAATCAATCACTTAGCAGAAGATTCTAATGTAAGAATATTTGAATTTGAAAAAGTAAAATTCAATTATGTTAAGGACTTGCTAAGTGCAGATGAAAATACAATCAACCAAGTACTACAAGGAATATAATGAGTTATAAAGTTATAGTGTGGAAAGCAAATGGTGATGTTGAGAAACACCCATTTGAGAGTGGTGCTAGTATAAGTAATATACTTAATCTACTCAAAGCAGATGAACTTAAAGTTAGTAAGGCTAGAGATAATAGACTTACTGATGTGTTTGAGTTTGATATTTATTATGATGAGAATGCTAAACTAAAAGGGAAACCTTTAAATAGTAAAGCAACTTATTGTGTTAATGAATATGTAAATACTTTTAAACTATCAAAAGTATCTAAGGAAACTATACATGGTGATGTAGCCTTTGAAGTCAAGGCTTGACACATTAGTATATATATTATAATATATAGACGCTATCAATTAATTTTGGTAGCGTCTTTTTTTTAACTTAATTAAGGAGGAACATGACAACTTGGTGTCAGAATATAAAATGTGCTGATAAAAAGAACCAGAATCAAATTCGTGGTAACAAAGGTTCAAAGTATTATCAGTCTAACAAAGCAAATAGCTACTATGAGCATTGGTGTAGTGAGTCTTGTCGTAAGCAATGGTTTAGTGATCATGCTACTGTTTGTCTAAATGCTGTTGGAGAAATAGATAAACAAGTAATACCACTTGAAGATGCTTGGTATGTTGAGTATAGATATGATTGGAGATCAGAAATATCTGATAGATACCATTTAGTTAATAAACTAAAAGGTGTTGATCATAGTATAACAAGAGAACAAGCACAAACACAAGAACAAATAGATGCCGACCATAGTTGGCGTACAATAACCGACTCACAAGCAAGAGAACTAGCAGTCACTCTTGGCTTAGTTAGTTGACACATCAATAATAATATAGTACTATATAGACATCACTCAGTTATCTGGGTGGTGTCTTTTTTTTAACCATAACACAAAGGAGTACTCATGGACAAAAAAGAAATAAGACTTAACCAAGGCAAACGTAAGTCTTTAGTCTTAGACTTTCGTAGACATTGTGAATCTATGGAATGTGACGAGAAGTCTGCATACGAAAAAGCAAAGGTTGATGCAACAGATACTATTGATTCATCTTTCAAAGTTATGAAAGAGGTAGTAGAAAGAAAGTATCAGCTTGAAGATGTTGCCGAACTTCAAAGACTTCAAAAGAAATATAATACTGTTAATGCTACAGGCACAGACAGTTGTTTCTTTATGAATGCTGAAGATGTTAAAGAGGTAGACCAGTATGGAGATGAGGTTGAGAAAACTAAACACTTCTCATATCATCTTGATGGTGGTTTTGATAGTGGCAAGGATACTCGTAGGTATTATTCTGGATCACAGGATAGTGGTAAAAATTTTGCCTACGCTATGTATCGTGATGAGATGAAAGCAGTTGGATTAAATCCAGACTGTAACATTGAAGCTGACATTACCTACGACAAAGGTGCTGATAGGTATGACAGACGTAGCAATCCTTGGCTAGCTACTGCAAGAAATGACAATGAGAATTTCTTGAAAGGTAGAAGTGGTAGCCCAGACAGATATCAAGAATGGGAAGACAAGTACCAGTTAAATATTATTGGAACTGGTGGTTGCCGATCTCGTGCAATACCTTGTACTGATCTTGAGTTTGCTAAGTTTGAAATGATGCACCATGCTAAGCAAGAAGTAGTCAAGCAACATACTGCTTGGATACAGATTGTTGTAGCTAGAGTTGATCGTTTCAAAGAGATAGTCAAAACTATGACTAAGTTTTCTCAAGTGGAAGACTTTGCTAAACAATTTGGTTGGGTTATAGCACCAGAAATCTTAGCAGATAAAATAGGTATGGACTTAGTTATATCTATTGATGATGCAGTTGATTCAATCATGAACATAGGTAAGAAAGCACCTAGTAGAGAGGAGAAGATTAAGGCAAGAATACTATACAATGCCCAACAGTCTTCTTTAGCCTCTTAACCCCAGACAATAACCTAGGGGGTGGTTAGTATATCTAGCCTCCCCCAATGGACGATACAGTATAACATATTTACAAAGGAAAAACCATGTGCAACATTGACGCAGATACAAAGCTATGTCATAAGTGTAAAAAGAAAGCAGTAGTAGTAGAAAATAAACAATATTATTGTGCAGATTGCATGTTAATAAAACAGGGGATATACTATGGAATGGATAAAAGGAAATTTAAACGTAAAAGATAAAACACCAGAACAGAAACTAGCACTTGCAGTTATTCAAACTAACTTTGAAGATGCATTTGGATTGCATGATTCTTTTCTTGCTAGTTCAAACAAAGAAATAAATATGCGAGGGGCTAGAGATTGGTTTAACTCGTATCAATGTGACTTTTGGTGTGACTGTGCAGGTACAACAGGAGATCATATAAGAAAACTATTCAATACATTGACTGAAAGATATAATTCTGGTATTATAACTATCAAAGAAATCAAATGGGCAATACTTAAACTAGAATTAAAACTATGAATATATTTCATTTACACAGAGACACAGAGATATGTGCAAGGTATCATTGTGATAAGCATGTAGTCAAGATGATATTAGAAACAGGTCAGATGTTATCTACTGCATATCAAAGACATTGTGGAGAAGAAGAATCATTATACAAACCTGCTTATGCAAAACACCCTATGACAATATGGGTTGGAGATTCACTTGGTAATTATCTATGGTCACTAGATTTACTTGGGCATTTATTAAATCAGTATCGTCACAGATACAACAACAAAGTACATAGCACAGGTCGTATACTTAATAATCTTTTAAAACTTACAGACAAAGTCAAAGATAAATTTCAATACAAATCATTTCTCATACCACCACTTTGTATGCCAGATGAATACAAAGAGGATAGCTACATTCAATCCTATCGTAGCTATTATATAGGTGAGAAAAAACGTTTCGCAAAGTACACATTAGTTGACACACCAGAATTTATGTTGTAATATACATAGATAATCACAAGGAGAAAATATGACAGTAATAAAAGGCGATAGCCAACACGACTTAAGAACATACAGATTTGAAGATGGGTATACACTTCAAGAAAATATGTTATTAAGAGCATTAAAAATGCAAGCACAACATGGTATGCTTATGACTAATCCTAGAGTAACTGGATATACTTCATTTGCTAAGGCAGTCATAGGTAACTTCAAGCTAGGAGATAAGACACCTAAGACTTGTAAAAATCTATATAAATATTTAGTTGAGAAAGGATATTATGAAAGCATTAATAAGAAAAGTTAATCAATTATCATTGTACTACCGAACAGAGATTGTTTGGTTTATTATTGGTTTTGTATTAGGAGTAATAGTTATATGAAAATTAAAGATATAGAAGCAAAGATAGGTAAGCTATCTAATCCTAGTAAGATGCCCTCGTTTGCGTGGGGCATACCTACTAGCAAGTGTATTACTGGTAGTAAGTTAGCAAAGATAGAAGGCACTATTTGTAATAAATGTTATGCAGACAAAGGTTGCTATGTATTTCCAATAGTAAAACTTGCTTATAAAAAGAGGTATGATGCCATTGAATGTGATGAGTGGATAGATTACATGATAGAATTAATCACACTAAAGTACAAAAACCTAGATAAATCAAGGCTTTTTCATCGTTGGTTTGACTCTGGAGATTTGCAATCCTATTCACATCTTATGAAAATATTTGAAGTATGCGAGGGGACACCTCATATAAAACATTGGCTAGCTACTAGAGAGTATTCAATCATAGATAAGTTAGACGAGAAAGATGTACCTAAAAATTTATGTTTGCGTGTGTCAGCAATTAAAGTTGATAGTCCACCACCTAAGTTTTGGAAGTGGACATCGGGTGTGCATAAAGATAAGAAAGCAGTAGGTAGAGAATGCCCTGCTTACAAACAAGATGGTGAGTGTGGTAGCTGTCGTGCATGTTGGAATAGAAAAGTTAAACAAGTAAGTTATAAGGAGCATTAATATGGCAGATCAAGATAAAGTTGATTGGGATAATCATGTTAAAAAAAATCCACATCTAAAAGATAAACTTAAAATATTAAGTTGGTCTATAAATGTAAGGTGGTCAAATGGTGAAGAAGAAGATTTAACTGATTGTGATGACGATACAGCTAGTGCTGTTGATACATGGCTAACAGAAGTAGAAGAAGAAAAAAATAGTGAGTGATACATTTACACTAGCACTTAAGTTTAGAATACTCGTTGAACAACTAGGTGGCGAGGTGACTGAGAACGCTATGTACCTAGATGGCAAGGGTAATCAATTTACTTTTAAACTAAAAGATAAATCTTTTGCTGTTGACTTGTGGGATGAAAGTATTGTGGAGGAATTTAATACATGACGTTTGTTTGGCGACACCCAAAATTTTATAAAAAATCAAAAGATGACTTGACAAATGAAGTAAACTATGATAAGGGAATTAATAATGAAAAAATACAAAGTAAGACTAGCAGGACTAGGAATAGAAGCAGTAGCAATAATACCATTCGAGGAAGAGCCAACACTAGAAAAGATACAAAATAATGTAGCTTATTATTTAAATAACAATCTAATGAAAATAGAGGCTAATGAATTTGTTAGCCAAGATAGATATGTGATAACATACGAGGAAGTACAAGTTGAATTATAAGCAACAGCTAGAAGTTATTAAAAATCTAAATTTAAAACAAGATCACAAAGAGAGAACAGACTGTCCATTCTGTCATCATAGTAATACAATGCTTATTGATACCACTGGTAACAGTATAGGTTGGTATTGTTTTCATGCTTCATGTAAAGCAAAAGGAAAGCATGAGGGACAGAAAACTATGGACTATGTCATTAATACTTTCTCAAATAAAAAGAATGATTCAGAGTTGTCAGTATTTAGC